CATCGATCACCTTTTTCCGATTCGGACAACGCTAGTGTGTCCACTCACTAACGCTTCTAACGTGGATTTGTCTCTTGGTCGCTGGCAATGGCAAGTAACTGTGTGTCGAAGAATGCTTGTGTTCTTAACATAGGATAAGTCGATACTCTTAATCTTGACCACGCTCTAAATAACATTAACTCCACATTAATTGAAATCTTCGATCGTTTCCTGTCCGCAACGGCTGCTTCTGCATTATAAGGTGCATCTAATGTAACTATGTGACCTGTTCCAAACATCTTTGAAATCTCAACATCTGTGTGTGATTCGAGCATCAGTCCAATTGGTAGATCTTCAAATTTATCCAATTCATTGTAAAACGCTGCTAATCCTTCTTCTTCATCGTTGATTATTGTGTATATTATTGGTCTGAATTCATCTAAAATTCGTAACTCAGATAATGGATCGAAACCATATTCTACCATCCCAGCGGATAATAACATTTGTTCCATTTCATGGGCAAAATAAGTTGGAATTGATTCATCGTTTTGTAATGCGTCTAATTCTTGCCAATTCGATAGCAGTATATCAGTACTTCGCATACCCATTGATCTCCTCTTTGATAACCATTTCCCAAATGCATCACTGTCAACCCTACCCCATGTTTTGCTAGATGGTGACGTATCACGTAATTGTTGCAATAAATATTTTGTACATGTTGTTTTGCCACTACCTTTATCTGCAATGATAATTATACTTGAATTTCGTAATTTTGACTCCGTACCATTGTGAATACGATCAACTTCTCGTAGCCACATCGTCATCTTTGTATATGCAGACATATCTTCAGTTGGCATCACTGGCATTTTATTACTTATGTAACTGATTCTACTTCTGGTCAACGCCGAAACAATTGGCTTGAAGTTAATTCTACAATATGAATTTAACAATAGATAGAAATTTGGGTGGATTTTGAAATTATTAACTAAACCAGTTGCACCATAACTAACACACGCATCGCGATAGTCAGATGGTGTAATCTTCGTCATAAAGTACAGTGGATATCCAGCATAGGTTAGACCATTCATTGTCCAATAAAATGTTGTTTGTTTATTTTGTGAGAACTTCCAACCTTTACGAGTGTATGATGATACTTTTTGCTTGTTTTCTGAACTATTAGTTATGATTACGACATCTACCTTCCGATAATTAGACTGATTATCATTAAACTCATCAAATGTCAGTAGAGTGCGGAAACGTGCTTTATAGTATGGATGTTGCGTATCTATCAGACTATTTTTAACATCCGATAATGAAATGGTTGGTACAACTTGTGATAAAATAGTATAAACGGGATGAATATATTTAGCAAATCTAGGTCCATTGAATGTATATAATACGAAACAAGACTTTCCTTTACCGTAATTACTCAAGAATGCAACTTCTTCAATTGTTAGAGCCATTGTTATTGATGTGACAGTATTTTCAGTTTGAGTTGCTGATTGAAGATCATCATTATCCATAACTAAAATAGATAAGTCATGCTTATTTAAAATCGCGCGTCGCAGTTGTTTATTCATATTAAAATGGTCAGCATCATATGTCCAATTTGCAAGTGTGTTTGTCACTATTTCGGTTAAATTGCGTTTTTGATCATCAGATAATTTAACTTTTGATTCTATCATCATTTTGACTGGTTGGCTGTTTAATAGATTGGCAATAGCTTTTGGATTTGGTAAAGTACCTTTGTGTCTATTGTATATCTTAATTAGCATTTCATGTAATTGTAAAACCTCGTTCGTAGATAACATGTAACTGTGTGTTTTGACACTTTTTTGAACTTTACGTCCTTGCTGTTTTTGATTATCTTGTTGTGTATATGTGATTTCTCTTGTGTTTTGTAGTGTTTTTGGCCATATTTGCAAATCTTCTTGTGCAGAACTGTCATTGGTTATTCGACCGGTTAACGTATCCATGGTGATAGAATCAAAAGTTA